TGCTAGGTGCAGCAAAGGTTCTGTTGCCACCCAAAGTAACAGAATGATGACAGGCAGTAGCCATATCAATAGTAATTGTTGCACCATCAGATAAAGCTGTGATGTTTGAAGCTGCTCCACCTGTTAATGAAACACCACCTGATACAACTTCAAACTTTGTAGATCCTCCTAGTTGTAATTGTAAATTACCAGTGCCCGTTTCATTAAATACTGAATTAGATCCAGAATGACTAATCGTAAGATCAGAGGAAGTCCCAAATACTAACTTGGCATTGTCAGCAAACTCAAGAGCATCATCTGATTTATCCCATACAACACTATAATTATCTCCTTGAAACGTAACATCAGCCGTTGTTAACGTACCTGTCATCGTTCCACCAGCTACGGGTAGTAAACCAAGATTTGCAGAATTTATGTTTCCTATTTCTGTAAAACCACCATTGCTTGAATTTCTTATTTTTAAAATATTTGAGGTTGTATTAAGAAAAGTCATGCCAGCAACACATTGACTTGTGTTTAGGTCACTAGATTCAGCACTCTGTCCTTGTAATGCTTTTAATGCAGCTTGAATATCAAGCCTAACTGTTTGACCATTAGCATTTTCAATATTAAAATTAGCAACCGAAAGCGACATAATTAATCAGGGTTTGCCCTATATTACCCTCCTTTGCCGAAACCAACAGCACTGTAGGTAAAGTTCCTATCAATACTAGCACCACTTGAGTTTTTAAAGTGAACTGTAAAGCCAGTTCCAGATATACTACTAAGTTCAAAGAAGTCTCCCGTAGCCATGTTTTGTGGAGAAATATTAACAGAAGGTAAGAAGTTATTGAGATTACCAAGTCCAGACGTTCCAACAAAGAAAGGTGCTGTAAATGTAACGGCTTTTGCTCCTGCTCCAGATGCAATAACAGCAGATTGTTCTGTCCTAGAAGGAAGAGTTGCAGTATATCCTAGTTGCTGTAGATTCATATTCTGAGCAACGTCAGCAGTTTCCAAAGTAGCTCTAAATTGAAATCCTCTACCTTTAAATATTCCGTTTGCCATAGTGTTAAATGAACCATAAGTAGGCGAACTGCTAGGATTATCGGTGGTGGTTCGCACAGCTAAGACAGCGTTTGCATCATTAGCTATTGATCCATCAAAATCTGTCCAGGTATCAATATTTTCTGTTCTATTGTCAAACTGATCTCCTACATAAAAACCAGCACCTTGAAAATGTCGTTTTATGGTAAGAGAAAATGTACCGCCTAAATCAAGAGTATCAACAAAATCATAAGTACCTGTAGCGTTTGAGCTAGGATCTGTAAGTTTCAATCCTCCAAGAGTTGAGTCAAATACAACATTGCTTTTCGTTCCATTAAAAGGTGTGCTGTCTGTATCTTCTCTATCTGTTTTGACAGTTATAGAATCTAATATTTCTGGCAATGTTATAGAAACTTTAGCTTCTGTAGTGCTAAAACGTAGGCCATCGTCTTGAAATTTAACGAGATAAGACCCTGGAAGTGCTGGACAGATTGCCTCTGTAGAGTTTCCAGGTACAGCCTCGATAATATCCTGTGCAGCTTGGAAAGTAGCAGATCCTCCCGTCAGATTTGTATGCCGTATGTAAACTCGACCTCCATGAAGAACATCTACAGCAGTAGCTTGCGTAAACCTTAGTCTGACAAATTGATCGTTTATTGATTCGATAGTAAGATTCTGTACATTTTCTGGTACAGCAGTTTTACCTTGAGCAACAAAAACTGTTTCAGTAGAGTTGGGAGATACATTTAGAGCAGCATTATAAGAATAAACTTCAATCGTATAGCTTCCTCGTTTGCTATCTAAAATTTCAAAATCACTACTAAATACAACTTGTGAAATGAAGTTTGTATCTTCAAATTTATAATTTACTAGATACTGTGTAACACCAGTTACAGGCTGCCAATCCACAATTAATTTACTTCTAGCCATATTATTAAGAGTCACTATCTTTTCAGTAACACTTAAGTTATTTGGAGGAGATGCTGGTGCATTTAATAACGATATTGTTCTTGTAGGTAGTGGATCACCATTTTCAATAAACGCATACTTGCCCTCTACATAAGATAAAGCTGTGATTACATAATTAACGTCATCTTGTTCTTCAACCTGTATGACTCTAAATAATTGAGTTTGTAAACCTGTACTAGATAATAGATAAGGTGAATTTACGTTTGGTGCAGAACTAAAAGCAGATTGTTTTGTCCCATCAGCTTTAGTAACCTCATCAACTGTAAATACAGCACCAATAACATTAGAAATAGAACCTGTCTCAACTGTGCCATCAGGTAAAATTACAGAAATAGTAAATGAAGTATCTAAACCTGACAATGTAGTATCACTTAAAGCATCAATAGTTATAGTCGTTGTAGTAGCAGCAACAACTCGACCACCTCTTCTGGCTCCTGCCCTAACTGGATCATTTATTGCAATAACAGAACCAGGTCTTACTACGATTCCTGCATCTATAGAAGTTGAAAATGTGATTGTTTCACTTTCATTTTGTTCAGCAAAGAGTATTGCACGACCCAATCTTGCAGCTTGACCACGAGAAGTACAGGCAAATGCCTTTACTTGTTTTACTATTGTTCCTAGTTTTGATATTGCTGTTGCATCTTCTACTACTTCAAAATCAACTTCTTTTGAATCCATGTTGAAGTAACTGACCGAAATAACGCTATGTCTAGTTTTTAAACTACTTCCCGAATATGAAAAACCATTTTCTCCTACATTAGATAAATTAAACAAATAACTGGCCGAAGTTTCCTTGTCCTGAGATATAGTTATGCTGCCAGCAGACCATATTGGCATACATCTCATAACACCACATAACTCACTTATTGCAGCAAAAGCCTCTTTAGGAGTTTGAATATTTACATTGCAACTAAATCTAGCTTCTGTACCACCTTCTCCATCGTCTACTAATTCATTCGCATATCTACTAGCAGCTACAAAACTAAATAAATCTAAATTACTATCGCTAACATGATCTCCTAGCCCGTATCTAGTGTTTGTAAGTAGGTCCAGCAAGCACATACTTGGACAGTTTGTGTAAACTGCTTGCTGCATTACTCCATTAAATACATAGCCATTAGGATAATTTATTCTACCTGTTCCTATATCTGCGGTTGGAATAGTTTTATATGTGCAGTTTGACGTTGATACTGTCTGTGATCCGCTAACAGTAAATGTAAATTGAGTATCGCTTTTTGAATGTATTACATAAGTACCATCAGCACCAGCACCAGACGTCGCATCAAATACTATTGAGTCTCCAACTAATAATCCATGAGATGCATCAGTAACAGTTATATTTGTTCCTGACTGTATGTATGTAGCTGTAATAGCTAAAGCAGAGACACCTGGTATTCTTACTTTAATTCCTCTAATACGATATTTCCTGGTGGGAATACGATTAAATTGTTTACTATCTAAACGAAGAGAAGTATAAGCACTATTAGGGTAAGTAGAAGTATTACCGATAACCTCTTGAAAACTTGTAAACTGAAAAGCATTTACTCTTGATGAACTTGTACTATCTGCTGTTACACGAACAACTCTTATATCTACTGTTGTAAAACTACTTTCTAATCCAATTCTGTGATCTCTAGCGTAGGCATCAGCAGTTCTACCGCTAACAGAAGAACTTACTCTATCTACAAAACCACCAGAATCATGTTGAATTTGTATCTTATATTCAACAGTATCTCCTCTTAAATCTCCATCATCTTCAGCTACCTGTATTTGAGGCCAAGTCAAAGTAACAATTACAACATCAACATCTGTATTTGTAATCTGTCTGGTAACAGGAGCAGAGGTAGTTACAGTAACTCCAACACCTGTAGGTGATCTGCTCTCAGCAGGCATACCAGTCATTGCAGTCTGGTTTGACGTTCCAAATTTAGATTGGAATGTAACGTCTTTAAAATTAAAATCAGTATCGGCTGGATTACCACTATCAGCAGTAATATCTAATATTGGGGTGTCATCAAGAAATACATCTTTTAAACTAGCATTATTATATGCTGTTGTTCCTTTTGTAAGACCTTCTTTAGAAGCTGTAGAAAAACCTTCAATTTCTCCTTCAGAAATTAAATCTTGAATAGTAGCAAAACTTCTACTATGTAAAGTATCAGGAGCACGATATGGAGCAGGAGGGGGAGGCGGTGGACCTCCACCAGCACCTTTAATGAGTTTAGTTTCGTCAGTCATGCGTCTACCTGATTAGTGTCAACTGCTGCACTTATTACAACACTTCCTGTAATTATTTCACCATAAACTATTGGAACGGGAGTACCAGCCCTTGAAGTATTTTGCACTCCGCTAAAATTAAATGATAATTGTGGATCTTCCTCTGAACTAAACTTTTGAGGTTCGGGTAAAGGAAATAACATTTCACTTACTCCTGTAAGAAGTAAAGCCACACCCAAATTTCCTACTGCTGCCATGAAAGTACTGGGGACTGCACCCGTGGCTATAAAACCAAAACCTCCTTTACCTAAAGCGAATCCTGCTCCTGGTGCTGCTATTGCAATACCTATGAGAACTGCACCTAATAAAACTTTTCCTAAACCTCTTCCTCCAGAACCGCTAATTACAGGTGTAAAATGTATATCTTCTTTGCCTATAGGATAATAAATTTCAGTCTTATCTACATCATAATTACCTACTTTTACTTGATAATAGTTTGGACTCATATAAGACTCAATACCTGGAAAGTTATGTAGTAAAAAACTAACAGCTTTTCCAACTGTGTCTACCTGTACCTCGAACTCTTTATGTCCTACAAACTTTGCAAGTTCTCCATATAGTTTTATTTTACGAAGCATAACGATACCTCTTTCCAGTACATTTTAGTAACCATTCAGAGTAAGGTTCTCTACAAGATAGTCTATCGGTTAAATGATGAATAACATCTCCTTCAAAAAATAATGCTACATGATTTAAAGTAGGGTGCATAATACTCATAAGTAAAACATCTCCATTCTTTAATGTTTCATTCGGCCTTAATTCTCTAAATCCCGTTCTCCAGGCACAACTTTCAAATAAAGGATTATGTAAAAATTCTTCTGGTGTTGTAGGTCTATCCCAATCTCTTAATTCAATATTCTTTTCCTCTTTATACCAATCTCTTACTAAACTCCAGCAGTCAGTAATACCCCAAACCCACTTACGACCCAAAAGCGGTGGTCTGTATCCACATGGTTCTAAATACGCCCATTGCTCTGTCTTTGGGTTTACTATATACCACGGAAGTTTACTGTCTTCACAACTAATTTTATCTGCCTGACTAGGTGTAGGAGGTGTTATGGGGTGACTGTGAACTACTCCGATTATTTCGCCTGTATTGTCTGCTTTTATATAATCTTCTGGATCAATAATAAAACACTGATAATCAGTCATAGATAAATTTCGACAAGGATAATATTTTTCCTTTCCCTTTATATTTAATAACAAACCACAAGACTCTTTAGGGTCTTCCCGTTGAGCGTGAAGTAGTGCTTTATATTTCCAACTCATTGAACGAACGTACCTATAGAAGGAAAAATTGAACGTGTGGCTTGACGTTTAGGTATCCGAACTCCAGCAAGATCTGTAGGAGCAGCAAGTTCAAATTCAACTGTTTCTCTGGTTTCTGCTGATTTACGATCTATTGCATAAACTTCCTGGGGAAACTCAGCCGTAGGATCAGCAGTTGCATTTGTTCCATCGGCAAAATTAACGGCATCAATAAATTTAGCTAATGTTCTTATTCGTGTAACTGTAGCTCCCGTTAAATCATTTCCAGTGGTTGTTTCATTAACAGATAAAAGAATAGCAGAAATTAATCCTGTAGCATTACTAATTATTATCTTGGGTCTGGGTAACTGTCCTTTTTGAAAAGCAAAACCTGATGCTTGTATAGGAAATCTAAGATAGGCGTTTCCAGCCCAAGTTATTTGACCATTTGCGTTAAGACTTGAACCAGCATGAAATCTGTAAACTGTATTCGCACCATGCAATGCCGTAGATAATTGAAGAGTAAATAATTCAATAATTGCTGATGGATTGATGTCCTGTAAGCTGCTGAATACTGATTGATTTACTGACATTATGCTGGTTCAAATACTTCTCTAAATGTTGTTTGGATTGTGGCTCTATTATTATATGGTATTGATTTACTCCAGTTTTCGCAAACAAATTGAGAAGATGAACTTTCTCCAGGTGGGGTAAATGTAAAGCTTTCACTATCGTTTGCCCTAGCATCTAAAAATGTTTCTATCGTATCTGCATCTGTCTCTGATACCTCAAAAGTAAAACTAAATTCTTTTGGATTTTGATGTTGAGCTAAACCAAATAAAAGTCTATGTTCATATCCATCGGCAAAACGTACAGTACGAGTTAATGGTCTAGAGTTTTTACGTTGCCCGTAAGTAGGTTTAATGTCTGGAAACGTAGCCATTATGCAAGTAATCCTCCAGGTCTTTTTTGTTGTAATATTTCAGATTGTACTGCAACTGATATAAGTCGGCCAAGTTCTCTTCCCTGCTGTTCATCTCCTTCAACAGAAGATCCAGAAGCATCTACATTTACTACTATATTTGTTGAACCACCAAGTGCATGGTTTGGAGTTACAAAACCAGAACTAGCTGGTGTAAATAATTCTGGTCCACGTTCTCCTACAAGTGAAGGTTTACCACCTGGAATACGACCACCATTCGCAGCAACGTGTATAGGAGATGGAGGCAAAGCACCTCCACCGCCACCACCGCCACTAAATATTGAACCAAGTCCACCAAGTATCGAACCAAATAATCCTCCGCCTCCTAATGTACCCTGCATATTTCCAAACAATGCCATGTTAAATGCAGCATCTATAAGTTTATTTAACACATTGTTCAGCATATCGCCCAATGTTGAAGTTCCACGGATCATGCCTTGTATTCCGTCTGCTATATCTGTGGCTATTGACTGAGCCATTCTGTCAAAAGCTGCTGCTGTTTGTTCTGCTAATTTCCTTTCCTTTTCTAAAAGTTGTATTTTTTGTAATTTTCTTCTTATTTCATCTTCATCTTTTATCTCTCCTTCTTCTTTCATCTCAGCAATTTGTTTTTCTATTTCAAATTCCTCGGAGGTCATAGTTAAACTACGCTCCAGCATTTCTATTTCTTTGTCTAAATTTTTAACCCTAGACTTTTGTATTTGTTCAATCATTTTGTCGGCTTCGGCTTCAGTATTTTTTAAATTAATCTTCTTTTGTAACGCTACAATTTCATCTTCTATTAGTTGTTTAGCTTCGGCTGCATCAACAATATTAGCAGCACCAAAAAGTCCTCTGCCCTTATCTCTGCCCAAAAAGTCCAACATTGCGTCTGCGTTTTCTTTACTCATTCCTGCTCCTGTAATCTTAAACTGGTCTCTCATTCCCAGTAACTCGTTTATTCTTCTACCTTCTACTGTGTCTAAAGTACTGCCAGAAGCCTCCGCTTGACCTATTAAAGCAGACCTCTCAACAGTAGTAGCAATAAGTTTTAAAATACCAGAATTTTGTATGAAGTTAGCCATTGAGTTCTTCATCAATGTCATAACTTTTGTAAAGTTGTTTCCTAGTTCTGTTACCTCCTGGCCAAACTTAGTCATATTATCTACACCACCTTGTCCGATTAGATTTACCATTTTTTGTCTTGCTAACTCGAAGGCTGCCTCCTCATCTCCTAATTTTTTAAGTAATGCAATTTGTTTTTCAAATTCAGTTCCAGTTACTCCTAATGCTGCGGTAAGTGCCTCTACATTTTTAGTCGCTGGATCGAGTGCCTGACCTAATTTTGCTGCTTCTATACCGAGTTGTTGTAGGGGTGTTGCAATAGAGGTAGCTGCTAAACCTCCTGCAAAACCACCCATCTGACCACCAAATAATGATCCAAGACCACCACCTAATCCTCCAGCAAGACCGATTAATGGTCCTTGTCCAAATAACAGAGGAAATGCACCAGAAATAATTGCACTACTAGCAGCACCAGCAAAACGATTTCCTCCTCCAGTACCAGTTCCTCCTGTATTTCTACCACCGCCTCCACCTCCACCACGAGGTTTATTTGTTAAATTTATTCTTCTTTTTTCAACTTCTAAAGCCTGTCTATCTACTTTTACTTGATCCTGTTTTCTTTTTAATATTTTCTGTTCTAATCCAAGCCTTTGGCCTGTCATTTTTATTTTATGCTGTTCATTACGAAGTACAGTTCTACTTGCTCTTCCACCTTGAGCTAATTTATTTAACTTTGATATACGCTTCTCAAGATTATTTAGCTGCTTATTAACAGTCCTGGTATTCAGTTTTATATTAACTTCGTAATTAGATGCCACTAATCTCGATAAAACATTACATTTAGTTTAGCGTACCTTACGATATTGAGCTTTCTTTTTCATATCTTCATACGCTTTTTCTTCCCTCTCTCCTTTCAACGTAAAATATGCGTTCCAGGCATAAAGTTCCTCTATGGTCATGTTCTTCTGTAAATGACCTAAAGTAATCCCTAAAGTTTCTGCAACAAAAAATTGTAAATATAAATAGTTGTCCTTATCAAGTTGTGCTTTTTACGGCATCAGGGGTTGCCTCCTCGCCCACCTCCTGCATTTTTGTCATAAGTTCCAAAAGTACAGCTAAAGGTATTTCTCTTCTTAAAC